CACCATTTCAACCAGCGTAACGCTAGGGTGTTCTCAGTGTGGACCTCGTTGACACAAGGAAGTTGGTAGTGGTTAACAATAAACTTAACCCACGCTTTGCTTGCTTTGGCGAACTCACTGCCTGATTCTTTAACTAGGTCATCAGTGCAAAGCAACCAGATGTAATTGGTGTCATTCGGCATCAACGGGCCAACCCCGAAGCAAGCCAAAGGCTTCTTGGTTTTGTTGGAGCAGATAGACCATGTATGGAAATCAGTCTCAAGGCCGGCGCGTATAGCGTCTCTAGGGCGAGTCCCTGAGCTTAACAAACACTCCAGCTTGTCAATCTCCCGCATGTTATCACCTACGTCCTCGATGTCACTTGGGAGTGCAGAACGGATGTAGACGTTTTTATATTCTAGTTGAACGGGTGTGGACGTTGGCTTCGTATTCACAGGACTGGAAGTTGGCGGTAAAGGCACTTGAATTTACAATCTTAATAACAGACTCAGGTGCTGCTGTATAGATGGAAAACCTAAACTTACCTTCTTCGGAAGCTCGTGACCCCAGCGCATCTACGTTGATGTTTAAGGGACTATACGAATAGACTCTCTTGTCACGGGCGCGTGGTGTTACCTCAAGCTGGAACGATGAAGCCTCCGAAAAGAACAACGTGCCATTCCGTAGGATCAACCGAGCGAGGCCCGAGGATGTCGGAGGGTTCCCTTGCTTGAACACAGGCTCACTCAAGGTGCATTCCATGTTGTATTTAAGACCAGAGAAGCATGTCTTGTAGAAGCCCTGGATGGTGGCGGTGTTGTTGTTAATTGAAACAATGTTCAGTTTCCTTCCATCCAAGTCATACACCTCAACTACATCTCCACTCTCAGGGACGAACCCGAGGTCGATGGTGATGTCAACTGCGTCAGTAACAACACTCTGCGTGAAGGTGTGCTTCTTGAGGAGATCAAGGTGAATCGTAAAGCCTCCTGTGGTGTCATCCTCCAAGCGTAGCTCTTCAAACTTAACCTCAGAGATCACTGACTGTCCGTCCTTGTCGCCTACACAGAACAACGAACTCTTCATGAAGTGCATCCCAATGACATCAAATGGCATCGTTAGCTTGCCCCATGAACTCAGGACTTTCTCGCGTCCATTAAAGAAGTATTTGTAAAGGTAGATGTCCGTGCCTCCTGTAGCGAACGCCAAGAGTTCTTCTGAGGATGTCCCAGCAGAAAATAACACATCCCCTTTAGGGATATACGCAGGGATCTGTGTGGTGATCTCATCGGAGTCATAGACATCCGTGGTGGCGTTAAGGCTATACTCTTGGACTCCAAGGAACTCTCCACGCTCATACGGAAAGTAAACATACGATCCTACAGCAAGCGGGTCTGCGGTGGTGTCCGAGTTGTAGTTCGTGATAGCGTTGAGTGTTACCGTGTCGTTGGTCAACGGGTCGCCCTTCAAGACGAACTGACCACGGTTACCAAACAATAACAAATTCTCTTGGAATGCAATACTGCTGCGGAGGTCAGTCACGTTAGCGGTGGCAGATGTTATGTCAATCGGAGCGGTGTCCAGAAGCGTCCTTACGGTGGTCCTAAAGAAGTTGAATAGTTCAGCAGCCTCAGACAACACGATGACATCTTGGAAGATAAACCCAAAGCGGTTCTTGAAGAAGACCATGTTGTTGACCGTCTTGCCGACAAAGGAGGGGAACGGGTTGGTTTCATCGTCACCAGCTTCGCGTCTTCCCCATGAGGTAGTGTTGAGTGTGAAAGTGTTAGGCGCAGTGTTGACTAGCTGTAAAGGAAGGGTGTTAGCGTCAAAGGCAACTTCAAGGTCTGGGCCTACGTCTTCAACCCATCCACCTTCTCCAAATGCTTGTCCATCGTTACTCTCAAATCTAAGGTAGTAGTCATCCTCGTTAGCATCAGAGTCACCTCGGACTGCGATACGGAAACCGTCCGGTGCGCGAACAGGTAGGTCACTGAGAGCATCCACCTCTTTATGGATGAGTCCTAATCCAGATCCGTTGAGACCGTCGAAGGCTTCCACATAGAAGTCCCTTCCGTCCTTTCGTTGGATTACGAGTGAGCCGTCCTTGAAGGTGCTGGTGTATTTGTCTCTGAAATCCTGTGATGCGAGAGACGATGAGCTTGCGTATCCTGCTGTCTTAGTTAGACCATTAAGCGCAAGGTAAAGTTCGTTGGCGATGTTTGTAGAATCAGCGACTTTTTCTTTCTGGCTACCATTCGCATTCTCAGTCACAATAGATACTTCATCATAAGGAGGAGAGGAGGTAACAACATACGGTAAGGTGCGCCCATATTCTTCCAACGGTCCCAGAGAGGTTGCCCCTTTATTAACTAACACGACCTCGGTAACACTACCGCTTTCAATGGTGGTGGCAATCTCAGGGCGTATTGTCCATTGTAATGTCCCAAAATCCAACGTAGGCGTGTCATCCGCCAGGTATCCACTACCACCTGATACTAACGTAATGGAACTCAACGCGTAGACTACTCCTTTTTGATTCCACCATGCTAGAGACCATGTTACACTGAAGGTCGCCCCTGTCCCGCCGAAACTCCCCGTGTCACGGAACTTAAGACCATACTTCTTACCGTAGTCGCCTTGCTTGATGAACACCAAAGCGCGTGATGCGTCGAGAGCTTCGGACCTCTCCGTGCTTTTAGCTACAGTCTTGGTGGTGTTAAGGATGAACGTGCTGTCTCCAAGGGTGCGAGCCTTAAGCAGCTTGTGGGAGTCTGAAGCAGGGAAAAGAGTGTCATCCGTTGCTTTCAGTTGGAGGTAATTGTTATTGATGTTATAACCACCAGTAACACCCTCAATCGTTGCCTCCGCTCCTGTGTCCACATTGAAAGCCCTAAGAACACCTTGTCGGTCACTCTGACTCCTGTGTTCAATAACAACCACATACCGTTCGGTCGCACTGCGCTCGATGAAGTGAATCATGTCGCCTTTGTTAAAGACGTTCGCATCGGTCAGCTTCTTGATAAGCCGCGCTGGTGGACGCTTGGTGAGTCCCTTGGTGATCGTAGGAAGAGCATTAAGTTGCTCCTCGCATTGACCAGGAATCCTGACCCGAGGAGACTGTTGGCTTACTCCTTGAATCAGGTTGGGGACGGATGTGGTGATGTTAGCCATGTTAATGATTACGCAAGGTCAGTTCTACGGTTAATCCCGATGCGACTTGCGGTGTCGTAGTTGTCAAAGATGGTGCGGTCTGAGTTGGTTCCTTCGGCTTCTTCCATAGCTGCTTTAGCCATGATCTCATCCCGATAGATAAGTGCTTCAATCTCACGCGAACCAACAAGCCTGTTGGAGAACATACGGGATGCTTTGAGTGTGATGTAACGTCGAGTCTGTTCGGGAAGCTCGGTGAAGTCGAGAAGGAAGGTAACATCTACCTTGATCTCATCGATGGTGAAAGTCGTTGTGTAGTCCTTACGGTTGAACAGTTTGTTTCCTCGTTGGACCACATCATGTGTGTTGTCTACAGCGTCTACTTGAAGGACGTTCTCGGGTAACTCAATCTCGTTGGATGAGTCCGCCTCAAGCGTGTAGTCTTTAGCTGTATTGAAATGCCACCCTTCTTGTTGAACCTCACGAGAGACTTCATCAAGAATGCCTTTAGCTAGCGCCGCTGACGGGGGCAGGGCAGTTGTGTCTGCAATGGAGTTAACAGGAGATTCCGCGATGTATCCCAGCATGGTGTTAACCGCATTAAGTTCAGAAGTCAGGGTAGCCATAGTTGTTGTTATTATAAAAGAAAAAGGAAAGGGAAGGCAACACCCCCATCCCCCGAAGGGGACAGGGATGAAAACCTTGGGGTGGGATTAATCAGCGTCCTTGATTTCAAACGAAGCTTCAGGGCGAAGAACACCGTGGCCCATTGCATACTTAGCAACGAACAGGGTTCCTTGAAGCTCAAGCTTGTAATCACTCTCGGTCGCAAGGTCAAGAAGCTTGACAGTTCCGACAGCAGACGGGTGTCCACCAATGATGAAGGTCTTGGAGAGGTCACCGTTGTATCCGGTTCCGCTGCCTCCGAAGACATCGTTGTTAGAGGTATCGTCATCTTGGTCCTGTGAAGCCTCAGCGACAGCAACGTCAGCAAGGTG